GGTTATGTTGGTGGCGACGGCGTTACTTTGATCAACACAGCTCACCCAATCGCTAACGGCGCTTCTTACTCTAACCAGTTATCTACAGCTGCATCTTTGAGCCAAACTTCTGTTGAACAGATGTTGATTCAGATTCGCTCTGCTGTTGACAACAACGGTAAGCGTATCCGCCTGAAGGCAGAGCAGTTAGTTGTTCCACCAGCACTCGAGTTCCAAGCTGAGGTTATCCTCAAGTCTGTTCTCCGTTCTGGTACAGCTGACAACGATTTGAACCCAATCAAATCAACAGGCATGTTGCCTAAAGGCACACACGTGGTTACACGTTTGTCCTCTAGCAAGGCTTGGTGGGTTCAGACTGATGCTGAGAATGGTCTCATGCTCGTTATGCGTCGTCCAATGGAAAAATCCATGGAAGGCGATTTCGAAACTGATTCTATGCGCTACAAGGCCACTGAGCGATACGCAACCGGTTGGCACGATGCACGTAACATCTACGGCACACCTGGTTTGTAATCCAAACCATTGCAATACCAAAAAAGCCACCCACAAGGTGGCTTTTTTGTTTTTTAGGGCGCTTTGCAACAAAATAGCGTATTAGTAAATATAGGAAGAATCATCCCATTCTGACCGCTGAACTTCCCGGCGAGACGACTTAGAGACAGCTTGGGATACCCACTAAGATAAGGAATCAAAATGTCAAGCACATTCACAGGCCCAATTCGCGTATTCAAGCGCAATAACCCAACAAACAACGGCACAATCGCTCCAGATAACACTGGTGCAGTATCTGTAAACCAACAGAGCTTCATTACTAACCCAATCACTACAACCACAGCCGGAACAACTTTGTTCACAACAGCTGACGTTGGTACAACTACAGCAACACCATACGTAATCCCAGCTGGTGCAATTATCAGCAACATTCGCTTTTTCCAAACTGTTGCAGCTGGCGGCTTGGTAGGTGGTGTTATCACTGTAGCAATCATCCAAACTAACCCAACAACTGGCGCTAATACAACTACTACTATTGGAACAATTACCCCAACAGCAGCTGGCGGTGTTATTTCTTATGTTCCAACAGCTACTGCAGCTACTGCAGCAATCTTGAACAACATCGGTACACTAGACGCTACTTTGACTTTCACAGCAGCTGCAGTAACTACATTGACAAGTGGTTCTTTGAACGGCACATTTGATGTATCTTATACACCACGTAACGTTGATGGTTCAATCACACCAATCGGTTCTGGCTACACCAACTCGTAATTAATTGCCTAGGGGGAGCAATCCCCCTACTTTAACATTTAAGGAAATTAATTATGGCATCGAACTTAGTATCAAATTTATTACCAGTACCATCCCCTTTTAGCTCTGTAAGCGTTCAAGGTGCATACGAGCCATTTGATTTGCAAGTTTCACGCAATCAAATTGCCGGCCACCAGACATTAAGTCTTTTTGGATATCAAGCTGCGGTTGGTAATACTGCTATTCCTGTTTGGGAAAACGCAACTGCGTATACCTACATTACTACAGCTTCAACACTAACACTAGTAAGTACCTCTGCTTCTGACAATACTTCAGCAAAAGTTTTTATTTCCGGATTAGATTCTAATTTTGCTATTATTTCAGAAACATTAGCTTTAAACGGTACAACCGGGGTAACTACAGTTAATAGTTATTTCCGTGTCAACAGCATGATACTAGTATCACCAGGTACAAGCCAAGTAACTAATGTGGGAACAATTACTTTAAAACAAAGTAGCAACACTGTTTCTCAAATTAACGCTGGAATTGGAAAGTCACAAAGCACAGTTTACACTGTACCAGCTGGATATACTTTCTATTTAGATTTAGCAGAAGTTAATACCTCAAATAGCTACACATCTGCCAACATTGTAACTTACAAAGTGCAAGCTAAAAATAATACAAACGGTGTTCAGTTAACTGTTTTACAACAACCATTTGTGTCTATTTATACAGCCAATAGGTCATCCGATCCATTTGCTTACGTAGAAAAAACTGACATTCAGTGGCAATTAGTAACAAGCACAGCTACTACAGTGGCTGCAGGCGTTATCATTGCTGGTAAGCTAATCAAGAACGACGGTTTAACCGCTTAAGGCAGTTAAATGCCTGTCTACCTTGACACCCGTGGTAACTCTGTCCTATCTGTAGCGGTCTGTGACCGCTGCAATAGGAAGTTCGCCTATGTGGACCTTATGCCAGATCCAAACTTCCCTGGCATGCGGGTGTGTAAGGACGACCTAGATAACTTCGACCCATGGCGTTTGCCTGCGCTTCAAACCGAAAACATTGCATTACGTTTTCCGCGCCCTGACGTGTCTATTGCAATTGCTCCAAATTTAATTGACCAACAAGGCGCCCCAAACACCAACGTACAATATGACAACTTGTACATTGAGGGTGCGCCGTACGGCCAAGCTGGTGCTCCTGGTGACTTGAACCTAAACAGTCAGTATATATCCGCACCACCCCCACTATCGCCAGCGCTCTACAACATTAGTCCAATTACTGGACCTAAAGCTGGTGGCACAAGCGTAACAATTAATGGCTCTAATTTTGTGAACATCACCAACATCAAGTTTGGTGGAGTAAACGCAACGTTTACAATAAATTCACCAACACAAATTGTAGCTACCACCCCCGCATATATTGTAACCGGTCTTGTTGACGTTTCTGCCAGTTCCACTTACGGAACAGCAACGTTGCACGGAGCATTTACTTACACATAAAATAAATGGCAAATTTACCAATAACGCAACTACCCGTAGCAACAAGCCTAACCGGCATAGAGCAAACGGTTGTAGTACAAAATGGTGTAACAAAACAGGCGTCTGTTTCCCAGATCGCCAATGCTGCCTCGCCCGGCAAATTAATTACCAACATTATTTACGACCCAACAACGGGTAACCTAACCATTTATTTTAGCGACGGATCAACCGAGGTTGTCGGTCCTGTTTCTGGTTCTTCAGGCTTTTCTGGATACTCTGGTATTTCTGGCTTTAGTGGCTACTCTGGCATCTCTGGCTATTCTGGTAAATCCGGCTTTTCTGGCTACTCTGGCTACTCTGGTAGCGGAGTATCGGGTTATAGCGGCAGCGGCGTGTCGGGATACAGCGGTTATTCTGGCATCTCTGGATACTCTGGCACTTCTGGATACTCTAGCTTTAGTGGCTATTCTGGGTACAGCGGTATTTCTGGGTACTCTAGCTTTAGCGGCTATTCTGGTATTTCTGGATACTCTGGTACTTCTGGCTATTCTGGATCTGGTGTTTCTGGTTATTCTGGGTCTGGTGTTTCTGGCTATTCTGGATCTGGCGTTTCCGGATACTCTGGCATCTCTGGCTATTCTGGCATTTCTGGATACTCTGGTTACTCTGGCATCTCTGGTACTTCCGGATACTCTGGCTACTCTGGTACTTCTGGATATTCTGGTACTTCTGGATACTCTGGTACTTCTGGCTACTCTGGATCTGGTGTTTCCGGCTATTCTGGATCTGGTGTTTCTGGCTATTCTGGCATTTCTGGTTACTCTGGCATCTCTGGATACTCTGGTACTTCCGGATACTCTGGCTACTCTGGTACTTCTGGATATTCTGGTACTTCTGGATACTCTGGTACTTCTGGCTACTCTGGATCTGGTGTTTCCGGATACTCTGGCATCTCTGGCTATTCTGGCATTTCTGGCTACTCTGGTATTTCTGGATACTCTGGATCTGGTGTTTCTGGATACTCTGGTACTTCTGGATATTCTGGTACTTCTGGATACTCTGGTACTTCTGGCTACTCTGGATCTGGTGTTTCTGGCTATTCTGGATCTGGTGTTTCTGGCTATTCTGGTATTTCTGGTTACTCTGGTATTTCTGGCTACTCTGGTATTTCTGGATACTCTGGATCTGGTGTTTCTGGGTACAGTGGTACGTCAGGATACAGCGGGTACTCAGGATTCCCTGCAACAATTTTAACCGCCAGCATTACCACCGCAACAACCATTACACCAACTCCAAACACGGCTACTCAATACGAAGTAACCGCGTTGGCAACTTCGGCAACAATTGCAACTCCCTCTGGAACTCCAACAGACGGACAAAAATTAATTATTCGCATTAAAGATAACGGAACCGCACAAGCACTTACTTGGACAACTACCAGTGGCGCGTATCGCGCGGTTGGTGTAACGTTGCCGGTAACAACGGTTGCGGGTAAAGTTTTATATATTGGTTGCATTTATAACAGTCAAGATACTTTTTGGGACGCAGTAGCAACCGCGCAACAATAATGATAATTGATTACACAATCACACAAAACGGGTACACATTTAGTGATGCACTAATCCTAGATGATGACAACACGCTTACGCCTGAAGAAATTGAGGCAATGAAGCAAGCCCGTTTTGATAAGTGGTACAAGATTATTACCACTCCTGTAGATAACCCTGTGTTTCAGGAATAATAAATGGCTACATACTATTGGGTAACTGGAGCAGGTACTTGGTCAACAACAGGTAATACACACTTTGCTACTAGCTCTGGCGGAACACCAACTGCCAATAATCCTACAACTGGTGACACAGTTGTTTTTGATACTAACTCTGGAATTGCAGGAGCTTCTTATGCAGTTACTGTAACTACTACTAATACAGTAACAACAGTTACTTTAGCAAACCCATCAGCAGGAACAGTATCTTTTAATTTGGGTGCAAACTTTAGCAATACAGGAACATTTACATTTACTTCAGGTGCAATCAGTTTAAGCACTTATACTTTAAGCTGTAACATTTTTAGCTCAACAAACTCCAATACTCGTTCGATTGCTTTTGGTACTGGAAATATTACAGTTACAGGCAATGCGGCTACTGTATGGAATATGGCGACTGCTACGGGCTTTACTTTAACTGGCACACCTCAAGTTAATTTAACTTATACAGGTTCTACAGGAACAAGAATAATAGCTCATTCAACTACGGCTGGTAGCGTAGGAGAAGTTGGTGCTGTAAGTTTTACTTTTTCTGCATCAGGTGATGCTATTACCATTAATAATGGTAGCTATATTAAAAACTTAATATTTAGTTCAGGCTCTACTAATACAGTTGCAAACTCAACATTATATGTTTACGGAAACTACACTTTAGCTTCTGGAATGACAATAACTGCTGGAACAAACGTAACTAACCTTTTTTCTGGTTTAAATCAGCAAAATATTACTACTAATAACGTCACACTTGATTTTCCAATTAATATTGGGGGAACTGTAAATCCTACGGCTATTACTGGCAATGGTAGTACAGTAACAGTAACTTATTCTGCTGCATTTTCATTTCCTGCGGTCGGCTCAAAAATTACTGTAGCAAACGTAGTTCCAGCTGAATATAACGGCACTTTTACTGTAACTTCATCATCTAATACAACACTTACTTATTCAAGTTCTATAACAGGAACAGTAACTACTTTTGGAACTATTAGCCTAGCTAGTTGTACAGTCCAGCTTCAAGACGCAATGACAATGGGTACTAGTAGAACATTAGCTTTTAATAGCGGAACATTAGACTTAAATAACAAAACATTTACTACAGGAATTTTTACAGCTATTACTTCTGCCCCGCATAGTATTTTATTTGGAACAGGAACAATTAATATAGCTAGCAACAATGCTACCATTTGGTCAAACCTTAGTACGGCATCTACCCCATTTACTTACACAGGCACAAGTAAAATTAATTGTACATATTCTGGTTCAGTAGGTACTAGAGTTATAACTAGCCAACAACAAACAGAAGCAAACGCACTTAACTTTTACATTACTGCTGGTTCTGATAACTTTCAAATTAATGGAAATCGTGGCTATCAAACAATAGACTTTACTGGTTTTACAGGCACATTTGGAATAGTTCCAGCTAGTACCGGTAACGCAGTTATTTATCAAAACCTTGTATTGCCAGCAGCAGGGGTCGCTACAGGATTTGGTGCAAACAGCGCAACATACGGATTTACTTTTGGTTCAGCAACAAATAGCCAAACATTTACTAGCAATGGTTATTTATTAGACACTAATATATTAAAACAAGCCGCAGGAAGTTTGACATTAGTTGGGCCATTAACTTTAACATCTTCTGTTAGCACAGGGCAATTTACATTTACTGGTGGAACATTTAGCACTGGTGGATATGCACTAAACTGCGCAATATTTAACTTTCAAAACACTGGTACTAAAACATTAACTTTAACTAATAGCACAGTAACTATTTCTGGCGGTACTTCAAGCTCAGGATTTTCTGGCTCAAACACTAATACAACTTACAATTTAACAGGCTCAAACATTGTATTTACTACCTCTGCTACTACGTTTTTTAATGCTCCAATAGGAGTATTTCCTCAAGTTACTATGGGTGGTACTGGAACGCTTAATATTGGTCAAGCATCTGCCTCAAACACAATTACAACCCTGACAAATACAACACAGCCTTGTACTATTTCTTTATTGGCAACTGCAACGCAGCTTAACGTAACCAACTTTAACGTAAACGGTACTGCTGGTAATTTAGTTACATTGAATAGCACAGTACCAGGAACACAAGCTACTATTAGTAAAACAAGCGGTCAAGTATCTGTCAACTATTTAAACATTCAAGACAGCAAAGCTACCGGCGGTGCTGCGTGGGACGCTTACTATTCCACCAATTCTGGAAATAACACAGGCTGGTTTATCTCGTCAAACCTGTCAAATTTTTTAAATTTATTTGATAAACAATAGTCAATTTTTTACTTTTTTGCGTATTAGTGGTAGTAAGATGATATAATATAGGTTCGTACGAACCCGTAAGGAAAACATGAAATACAGCATTGTAATACCGACTTACAATAATTGTGAGAAGTACTTAAAGCCGTGTGTAGACTCGATTATTAAGTACACCGACTTGACCGATGTAGAGCTGATTATCAGCGCCAACGGGTGTACAGATAACACAGATAAGTACATTAACTATCTGGCAAGCGCAATACCCCACTTTGATGCTATTTGGGATCCGGCACCCGCTGGGTTTGCAGTGGCTACAAACAGGGGCATTAAAAAGGCTAAGGGGGACAAAATCATCCTCCTTAACAACGACACCCAGCTATTGGGGCCAGATTGGATTGAAAAGCTAGACAGTGGTGCTGATATTTGCTCTGTGTGGACACAGTTCTCACCCATTACCCAGCGCCGTTTTGCGGTGTTCTTTTGTGTGTTAATTGACGCCAAGGTGTTTAAAACGATTGGCTACCTTAACGAAGAATACAGCACCGGTGGCTGCGAAGACATTGAGTTTTGCCTAAAAGCCCAAGATGCTGGGTTTACGATGGACGCAAACTGGGATAATGGTCAGTTTCCAATCTACCACAAGGCCGAGGGCACGATGCACGACCCGCAGCTGGTACAAGACTGGGGCAACAAGTTTTTGCTAAACGAACTTCGGTTAGCAAAGGAATACAACTTAGACTGGTACCGCTGGCGCCTGTCAAACAACTACGAGCGGGCAGTATTCCTCAAAGGTGATCCAGTGTTTCCCCGTGAAACCCAAAGATATGAATGGGCGGGGAAAAACGTACTACCGGGCTCGGTGCTTGAGATTGGATGCTCTACAGGCTACGGTTACCAGTTCTTAAACACGCAAGCCTACATTGGCCTTGACTACGACCCAATTATTATAAACGTAGCCAAAGAACAACAGTGGTCTGATAATGCAACGTTTTATCGCGCCGACATTAATACATTCGATTTGGGGCGCTACAGCACGATTATAGCGTTCGAGGTAGTGGAGCACCTAGACAACGGTTTAGAGCTCGTAGAGAGGCTAAAAGGGCACTGCAAACGCCTTTTAATTACCGTGCCTCACAACGAGCCAAAGGGCTTCTGGGGAGAGCACCACAAGCTGCATGGGTTGACTGAAAAAGACTTCCCTGGATTTACGTTTGAGTACATCGACTTTGAGGGTAATATTTCCTCGGCAATGCGCCAAGTAGACCAGAGCAATCCGGGCAACTTGATGATCTGCAGGTGGGACAATGAGTAAAGTACTATGTTCCGTGGCAACACGGGGTAGGTACTTCACAACACTGCCCTTAGTATTAAATGCCATCATTAACCAATCCAAGCCGGTTGATAAGCTGATTGTCTACGATGACAATGACGAGCCGCAGGACATGCGAAAAGAGTTTTTGTACCAGCACTTTTTTCAGATGTTAGATATTAAGGGTATTGCATGGGAGTGGCAGTACGCTGACAAAAAAGGTCAGCACCACATCCACCAACGAGCCAACCTAGCGGGTTTTGATTGGGTTTGGCGCGTTGACGATGACGCGGTGCCAGAACCAAATGTATTAGAAGAGTTGTATCGTTGGATTGATATGTGGCCCGATTTGGGTGCTGTGGGTAGTCATATTTGGACACCACCACACATACCAAACACCGCTGGCATAACTGGACGAATTGATAACATTGATTCAGAACCAAACATCCAGTGGGGCAAGTTTAATGTAGCCCAAGAAGTTGATCATCTACACTGTTCATTTTTATATCGTGCTGGTGTAACAGATTATAATTTAGGACTATCTAGGGTAGCGCACAGAGAAGAGACGTTGTTTACTTTTCAGCTGCAACAAAAAGGTTATAGCATTTTAGTAGTACCAAACGCCATTACCTGGCACATGAAGAATCCTGACGGAGGGATTCGTAGCGAGACAAGGAAGGAAATGTATGAGCATGATGAACAGATTTTTAGAAATATTTTGCAGTACCGTGATCGTACCATTGTGGTTCTCAATTGTGGCCTTGGTGACCATATTGTATTCAGCCGCATACTTCCTTCAATACCTAACGCTGAAGTTTTTAGTTGTTACCCTGAAGTGGTTCCCGGTAGGTCAATAGCAGAGGCAGTGCAGCTGTTTGGTGATCTTGACCCGTGGAACGTCTACAAGAAGATGGACCAGTGGAAGTGGAAAGATAGTTTAGAAAAAGCATACCGGAAGATGTACTTATGATTATCATCTCCCCGTATGCACAAAAACTAAGAACAAATAAAGAAAACCCAAAAAACTATCCATATTGGGAACAACTTGTACAAGAATTGCAAAAAACTATACATGTTGTGCAAATTGGCGTTGAGGGTGAAAAGCAATTAGTACCAGATTTTAGAAAGAATTTACCGATTCCAGCTTTGCGAGAATTACTATGGCAATGTAAGACATGGATTGGAGTAGATAGTTTTTTTCAACATTTAGCTTGGGATGAAGGAGTACCCGGCATCGTATTATGGGGGCCATCTGATCCGCTGATATTTGGACACCCAGAAAATATTAACCTACTAAAAGACCGATCATGTTTAGTAGAAAATCAGTTTATATGGTGGGAGGCCACCGAACACAGTAACGATCGCTTTGTAAAACCAAAAGAAATACTAGAGCACCTAAAGGAATAAAACATGGCCCAATCCGGCTACACACCAATTTCGTTGTACTACAGCGCCACCTCTGGGGTTGCCCCGACGGCAGGCAACCTTGTAAACGGTGAGCTGGCACTTAACATCACCGACGGCAAGATGTACTTTAAGAACACCAGCGGCGCAGTAACACTGCTTGCCTCCGCAGCTGGCGCTGCGGCAGCAGGCAATCTATCGGGTGGCACATCAGGCCAAATCCCTTACCAAAACGGTGTAAGCTCCACTGTGTTTATGGCCGCACCAAGTGTGTCTGGCACTTATCTTGGATGGAACGGTAGTGGCTTTTACTGGACATCTTCTACCGGCGCATCTGGTTTTAGTGGTTTTAGCGGCTTTAGTGGATATAGTGGTTTAGGCACCTCTGGTTACAGTGGTATATCAGGCTACAGCGGATTCAGTGGTTACAGTGGGTCTGGTGTATCTGGATATAGCGGATCTGGCGTGTCTGGCTATAGTGGCTTCTCGGGCTTTAGTGGCTACAGTGGTTTAACAGGTAACAGCGGTATCTCTGGCTTCTCAGGCTTTTCTGGCTACAGCGGATCTGGTACATCTGGTTACAGCGGTATCAATGGATCAACTGGCCCAACTGGTAACTCAGGCTACAGTGGCTTTAGTGGCTACAGTGGTTCAAACGGCGTATCAGGAACAACCGGCGCATCTGGTTACAGTGGATTTAGTGGTACATCAGGCTACAGCGGTTTCAGTGGTTTTAGTGGCTACAGTGGTCTTGGCTTATCTGGCTACTCTGGCGTATCAGGCTACTCTGGTGCGACAGCAGCATCGGGCTACAGCGGCTACAGTGGCTTCTCAGGATTCTCTGGCTATTCTGGATCTGGTGTTTCTGGTTATAGCGGTATCAGTGGATACTCTGGCGCCCCAGCATCAAGCACAGCCAACGCGGCAACATTTAACGACAGCGGTAGTGGCGCATCATCACCAACTACCTTTAACGGTTCCGTAGCTAGAACCATTTCGTTTAACACACTTGGCGCCCCTGGAATCTCAGGAACCAACGCAGTTGGCACGTGGCCAATCGGCATTAGTGGAACTGCAGCCACAGCAACCAACCTGTCCGGTGGTTCAGTAAACGCAACCAGCATTACTTACAGCACAACACTTACTGGCGGTACTGGTATTGTTAACTTAGGTTCTGGTCAGTTCTACAAAGACGCCAGCGGCAACGTGTCAATTGGCTCTACGTCTACGCCAGCCACCTTGTACGTCAAGGGCGGCAACTCAAACAACCTGTCAATTGATAACGGCGGTCAGCAGTTTACCACCTTGTCGGTGTACAACAACGGCACCGAAAAGGCGCAGATGTACTGGGACCAAACCAACACGCTGTTCGTGTTTGGTACGGACGTAGGCGCACCGGTGGTGTTCAAGGCAGCTACCGTGGAGCGTATGCGCATCTCTAGCGCTGGCGGCGTGTCGATCGGCACGTCAACAGACGCGGGCGTAGGCAACTTGCTGGTAAACGGAGCATACAAAACAACTAATTTTTCTATATATGAGTCTGGCGGCAAAATTTATTTTGCTTACCAAGGGACTCAAATTGCTTCTTTAGATTCTTCTGGTAACTTTACCACAATAGCTAATATAACAGCATACGGAACACCATAATGGCATTAAATATTAACATTTGTAGAAGGTAAGTATTAATTTTAACAACAATAAGGAATTATTATCATGGCATTAAAAGACACTATTGAAACTGAAGTTATTGCTCCAGTTGCTACTATTGAAGAAGCTCCAGCTGCTCCAGTGGAGCCAGAAATTGTAGTTGCAGATACCCCAGAGCCACAGGTTCACCAGGCTCCAGTATCCCCAATCCTACAGATGGCAATCGACCAAGCGGCATACCGCCTAGCAAGAGAGACTGCAGAATAAAATGGACTTACAATCTTTTTTCAACATGATACTGCCGCTGGTGTTTGTGGCAATCGGTTGGTTTATGAAAGAGCTTTGGACTGCGGTCCAGGCTCTTAAAATAGACTTACACGACCTGCGCACACACTTGGCTGAAAACTACATGCACAAGGACGACTTTTCAGACCGCTGGGAAGAGGTTCTTAAAGCAGTCCACCGTATTGAAGATAAGCTAGACCAAATTCGCAAATGAACGACATTATTAAGCAACTACTTACTGGCAAGGACAACACGACCTACGACCTAGGCCGTGTGTCTTGGCTGGTCGGCATGTTCGCCGTTATCTTACTGGCAGCCTATGAAGTGTTGCACGGTACCGTCAGCCTTCGTGAGCTTGCCGAATCGCTTGGGATTGTCTCAGCTGCCGGAGGTGCCAGTGTTGCTATGAAGTCAAAAACTGAACCCGATCAATAATGTTTCCTTTATCAATAATTACTTATGTCAAAATTGGATTGGTTGCTTTACTGTTATGCGGCGCTGGCTATGCTGGCTATTCTTTTGAAGCCGCTCGGTTTGATCGCTACAAAGCTGAGCAAATGGCTGCTACCCAGAAGCTCCAAGAACAACACCAACAAGCCGCCGACCAAATAAGAAAAGACAAAGATGCCCAAATCACTTCTATTAATTCTCAGTTGCTCGATGCTGTTAGTCAGTTGCGTAGCCGTCCCAGTCGCACCCAAGGTGCCACAAATGGACAAGACGGAACTGGGCGAGCCCTTTCTGCCGAGGATGCAGAATTTCTTGTTAGGGAAGCTGCCAGAGCAGACAAGCTCCGCACAGGGCTCGACGCCTGCTACAAACAATATGAAGCAATAGGTAAATAAATGGCGCTTAATTCTTCAGGACCAATTTCTTTAGCAGGAACTACCGCTGGCCAATCAATTCAGATTGAATTGGGTGGCACCGGTACGACCGCTATTAGTTTAAACAACACCAATGTGCGCACTTTAGCTGGTGTAACAACACCAAACAGTCAAATAGCTATGCCAACTAACTTTTGGGGTAAATCTAATAGAGCAGTTATTGGCTATACTTTTAGTGCTGACACATCAAATGCCTCATTAAATGTATCTTCCATAGCGGGGTATGTTGCTGGAAAGTCTGATATTACTGTAACTGTTAACGCGGGAATATATTTATACTCTACAACAACAAGCAGTGCTGGATTGACTTTAAGCGGAGGAACAACAGGCGATACTATTACTTTAGTAAACAACGGCTACATAATGGGCTGTGGAGGAGCAGGTGCAGGATACGATACTGTTGGTCCAGTTAGCGCCGGAAACGGTGGCACTGCTTTATCTTTAAGTTTTAATACAACTATTAACAATACAAACGGTTCGGCCTATATAGGCGGCGGTGGAGGTGGTGGAGGCAACGGCACAACATCATCGGGGGGTGGCAACCTTAATAGTGGTTCTGGTGGTGGTGGTGCTGGTGGCGGCGCTGGTGGTAATTATTTGCCTTCCACTGGAGGCACAGGTGGAAGTATTGGTAGTTCGGGGGGAAATGGAACTGCTACAAGTACAGTTGCATGTGGAGGCGGCGGGGGTAGAATATTTCCGGGAACAGGGGGAGCAGGAATATCTTTGAGTACTACAACTAGTAGGCTTAGTGCTGGCGGTAATGGCGGCGGCGCTGGTGGCGGTGGTGGAATTGTTGTTAACAAAAGTAGTGGAGCATCGGGAACCGGTGGTAGTTCCAATAGCGGCGGTGGCAGTGGTAGTGTCAGCTCCGGTACTAATATCGGTGCTGGCGGTGGAGGTGGTGGTTGGGGGGCTATAGGTGGCGTTGCGTATCCTACAACAATTGCTCCTGGCACCGGCGGAAATGCAGTTAGTTTAAATGGAAATTCAGTAACCTGGGTATCTGGAGATACGTCTAGAGTATATGGAGCAATATCATGATTATTATTACCCTTGAATTTATAGCGGCAATGGGGGTTTGTAAGTCAAGTTATGATTGGGCACAAAACTTTTTTGTTACTGAAGGCATAACACAATGCACTTACCAATTTGGTCAAAAAGTTTACAACGACTACTGTAAAAAAAATCCTATTGATACAAAAGATTGGGATAAATCTTGGATGGACAATTTACCAACAAACCCCAAAGTAATAATGTATTTTCCAGATTGGAAATATTTAAGTGAATTTAAATTATTAAATATTTTTACTAACGTATACGACACTTTTACAAATTTATCTGATGCTCAAGCACAATTAGAAAAAAATAA